TAACGGTCTATCAATACCATTAATTGCATTATTATATAATAAGCTTCATCTAAAATTTAAATTAAAGAAGCTTGAAGATTTATTAAATTTTATGCCATATACAACTATTAAAAAAACTGGAAAAATGAATATGACTGTATTATTAGATTATATATTACTGGATTTCCCTGAAAGAAAGATATTTGCAGAATCAAAACATGAATATTTAATAGAGCAATTACAGTATTCAACTTTTGTATCTACATCATTGTCGTCTACAAATAAAATAAAATTAAATTTTAGAAATCCAACAAAGCTAATGGTATGGTTTGCACAATTAAAGGATAAAACTACAAAAAAACAATATTATAATTATACTAAAGATGATTATTATTTAGATATAAATAAATACATTGACTCAGATGAAACGGACAATCGATATTTAAAACAATTAGCAATTGATTATGCACCACTAATAAATAAATTATTAGCTCGAAATGTAACTCCGAATGTATTTGCTAATGTATCTGCTAATGTATCTGCTAATGTATCTGCTAATGTATCTGCTAATGTATCTGCTAATGTATCTGCTAATGTGTCTTCTAATGTGTCTTCTAATGTTTTACCATTTAATGAATTAAATATATTAAAGATGCCATTTGCAAATCTATCTAAAATAGAAAAACAAAGACTTCAATATGTAGTACAACCTTCACAAGTACCAATTATTACAAATACAAAATTAATGGTTAATGGACACCAACGTTTTAATGTATCATCTGATGAGACTCAAAAGATTAGACCATATACATATTTTAATAATTCATATACAAATGGTATTAATGTTTATAATTTTGGTTTACATCCTTTACAGTCACAACCATCTGGTAGTATAAATTTTAGTTTCTTAAATGATCTTAATTTACTAGTTGATTTTAGTCCTACACTTGCGGATCAAGAATTAACTATTAAAACAACTACAATATCATATAATCTATTAAGAATTATGAGTGGTTATGGCGGCTTAGGTTTTGATATAATTCCATAATTATAAATCAAAATGATATTTATTTAAAATTAATTAGTTTATTAATATTAAATAATATACAATATTATATTAAGTAAAGAATGGGAGGAGGTATAGTTCAACTCGCAGGATATGGCTTACAAGATATGTATTTAACTTATGAGCCAACTATAACATATTTTAAAATGGTATATAAGAGACATACAAATTTTTCATCTGAAAGCATACCACAAAATTTTCAAAATAAGCCTAATTTTGGTGGAAGATATACTTGTAATATAGCAAAAAATGGTGACTTAATGGGTAAGACATATTTATGTATAACATTACCAAATATACCAAAAATAATCGATACTAATTTTATAAATCAAGATTCATATTTAAAAAATGTTGTGATTACAGCATGGATTGAAAAAGTAGGATTTGGTATAGTGAATTCAATTGAACTTGAAATTGGTGGACAAATTATTGATAAATTATATGGTGATTGGTTAAATATTTGGTATGAATTAACACAACGTTATAACAAAAAGGCATTAAATAAGATGATTGGTAATGTACCATTATTAACTAATTATAATAATGGACATGCATCAAATTTACTATATGTACCAATACCTTTTTATTTTTGTAAGTATAATGGTTTAGCATTACCATTAATTGCATTAGAATATAGTGATGTAAAGATTAATGTAGAATTTAATAATTTAAAAGATGTTTTAATAGTTGGTCCAACTCATTATATTCAGATAAATGAAAATGTTGTAAATTTTGCACCAAATGAAATAATATGTCAAGTTATAAATAATGTAAATATATATGGTAAATTTATTAAGTATGATGAACTTACAAATAGATTATATTATATAAAAATTAATAACAATACATCATTTTTATCAGGTACACTAATAACGGGCACACATACATCATATACAGTTATGCCTAATTCAGCTGAGGTAAATTATTCGACTAAGATTAATAGTGTATTTAATATAGATAGTATTACTTTAGGAGACACATTTCTGTATGTAGATTATATATTTTTAGATAATAATGAGAGGTTAAAGTTTGCGAGATCAAATCATGAGTATTTAATAGAACAATTACAGTTTGATAATGAAAAAGTTATTATTAATAATAATAATAAGATTAAGATAACATATAATCATCCAACAAAAAGTTTATTTTTTGTAACTCAATATCAATATATATCTAGTTCAAATCTATTAGATGTATTTAATTATACAACTAGTTATGATAAAAAAATTGGGACAAATATTGTAAACAATGTACAATTTTTATTAAATGGAAAAGATCGTATTACTCCAAGATCTTCTCAATATTATTCGTGGATTCAAACCCTTCAAAATTTTTCAAATACTCCTAATGAAGGTATTAATATTTATTCATTTTCAATTAATACTGAACAATATCAACCAAGTGGTGCTTGTAATTTTTCAAGAATTGATGATATTACACTTGTATTAACAGTAGATAAATCTGTAAGTTATAATAATCCTGCAGTTGCACGTATTTATGCATTAAGTTATAATGTATTAAGAATTATTAATGGAGTTGCGGGACTTGCTTTCGATTCTTAGAATCTATTGCTTTCGATTCTTAGGATCTAGCGACCAGTAGATCCAAATCCACCAGTACCTCTCGCAGTTGAATCAAGTGTATCAACAAATGATACGTCAAAAGGTGCTAGATTAGGCATAAGTAGTTGGAAAAAACGTTCACCGGCTCTAATTTCAAAAGGTTCATTGGAATGATTATCAACTTTTGCCATAATATTACCACGATATTCATAGTCAATAATACCGCGACTATTTGACATTCTTAGTGGAGTTTTTGAAATACTGGATCTTGGTTCAAGAGAATATCCACTTGGAGAATCAAAATCTGGAGAACATCTAATTTTAAAATCAATTGTAAATCCAAGAGCCTTAGGAGGAACAATTACTGTTTCAGGACAAAATAAATCATAACCACTATCAGTTTTATGATTGCTTCGTTCTTTATAATATTCGACTAGACTATTGTCAAGAACTTGGATATTGAGTTTCATTTTATATACCTAATAAGGTATTTAAAATAAAGTATTATAAAATCAATTTTTTTAAACTAATCAACATTTAACTAATTAATTTTAGATGTTTAAGGGTAGATTTGTTTTCCACCAAGAGCAATTACTACACGGAAAAGTTTGTTTTCAATCTTTTGTCTGTTTTTCATGGCGGCGTTGTAAGATTCAGTTGCAGCTTGGATATCAGCAGTGCCGACATTACCATTGGGTTTATATCCAGTAGCGATTGCATTATTCATTGTAGTTAGTCTATCACGCTCTTCTTTTACGTTTTTTTCAGCAGTTTTGAGAGCTTGAATTAAATTAGTTACTTGAGTTTCAACTCCAGCATCTAGGGTAGCACCTTGGTGTTGTGCAATATTTGCTTTAAGTTGAGCAATTGCACCTTCAAGAGAAGCGGAAATAAAGGAGTTGTCATCAATGGGTCTCCATTGAGTGGGAGAAGATGTAGTTCCTACTACCATTCCACCTCTCATGGCTGCAAGCATAGGGCCAGCACCTCTCATTTCAATGGGATCATAATTAGAAGGATCTACAGAAGCTAAAGCTGCATTAGCACCACCTCTGAAAGACATACTGATAGCAGGGGGCACTCCGCCAAATGGTCCCCAACCCATAGCAGCAGTAGGTCTAGCTAAGGCGGCGAGATTTTGTTTTTTACGTTCATCCATTACTATTTTAGCAATTAAAGGATTTGCTAATAATAAACTTAAGTTTCTGTTTCTATTGATATCTAATGCTGGTAAAGCGGGAATAAATGATACGGGTCTGAATCCATTTAAGAAAGTTTCTAAGTGACCCATTTTCTTTAATTCATTATAAACGGAATTTGCACTTTTATCAGCTAAAGCAGCAGGAGGAACTGCAACAGATCCAGGTTCAGCAATACCTGCAGCAATTGCTAATCTATTTACTTCGCTTAAGCGTTCTACAAAGTCTTTTACAGATGTGGGTTTGTACATTTTTGAGAATAATTGGTCAAATGCATCGCGAAATGTTACTCTACCACCACCAGATAATCTAACAGTTACCATTTGTTGATTAAGAATATACTCACTGACAGTTACAGCAGGTACAGCTGTAGCAGCTGCAGTAGCTGTAGCAGCTGCATTAGTTACAACGAGTACTTTTAATTGGTCTTGTAAGTCTGTTACAAAGTGATCAGCTTCAGCTACATCTGCAGCTGTGGCTGCAGCTACAGCTGCAGCTGCAGATGCAGGTGCAAGGGCAGCTACATTTGAATTTAAGAAGGCAGCTTTAGTTCCGACAATTGCGGGAGCAGTACTTGTTATTACAGTTGGCATTTTATATTATATATTATTGTATAATAAAATTATTTTTCTTAATTAAAAACTAAATCTTTTTATCAAATTTTTATTTACCTTAGATGTACTAAATAAGATTTCATATAATGTTCCTAATATCAAACTTATACTAATATTATCATTAAAATTTGTTATACCAAATAATACTAATTTTTCCCAGTTATCTTCTGCTCTTAATAATGAATCTAATATTAATAATACTTGTTCATATGGATTTTGAGTAAAGAAATTATTTTTTATAGAACAGAAATTATTAAAAAAAATATTATTTCTTTCAAGAACTATATCTTCTTTCTTCTTATTAATAAATTTATTATTTCTAAAATTTATTTCATCATAATTATTTAGATAATCAGAATATTCAACGATTCCGTCATATCCATCTAAATCTTTTAAAATATGTTCTATCCATTTGTTTATATTAATATCATTCTGTGCATAATATATAAATAATCCACATGTAATTGTTGCTAAAACATGTTCTGCATCATTTGTAAATACTTTAATAAAATTACTAATTTCTTTAATTAATAATTTTTTATCATTTATTTTTAATGCAAATGGAACCGCTAAAAATATTAATGAATAATATTTATTAGTTTCTCCAACTTTTTTTAATATTTTAATTGTATTAATTTCTAGTTCAATAAATTTACAATTAGTTGTCTCAAGATTTGCTATTCCTTTTAGAGTTTTTTCTAAATCTAATATATTTTTTTGAATATTATCAAATATAATTTCATTAATTCTTAAATTACAATGTATGCCAGAATTATATCTAAAATGATTGAGTCCACCATATCGAGATATTAATATATTATAAATATACATCGGTGTTATTTTTATATAAGGTAATGGTTCATTTTTATTAATTATATCTGTATTTACTCCTTCACTATTCGCTACAACACCAATTGATGTTGTAATATACATTATTTTTAGATCTCGAATATTAGAAAAATTGAGTTTCATTTATAATATAAATATATAAATATAATAGTATAATATTATTATGGATTTAATTCAAGTATACGTAAAATATAATTTATACGAAACATTAGAATTAGAAGAGAACGCTGCGACAAATGATATTAAAAAGAAATATAAAAAGTTAGCAATAAAATTTCATCCCGATAAATATTTAAATTCAGATGAGTTATCTGATGATGAAAAAAAAACATTACAAACTCATTTTAATTTAATTAATATAGCATATGATTTATTATCGAATGATGAAACTCGTGTTGCATATGATAAAGCTAGAAAAGAATATCTAGATGCAGGTCAATTTATGGATTTAAAGAAACAATTTGGAAATTTTGAATTTAGTTATGGTGACACTGATGAAGGTGGTGCAAAAAAGGTTTTTATAAATGAGAATGATAAAATGAATATGGATAATGAAAAATTAGCAGAGGAAATTAGAGAAAATACAAAGAAAAATTTAAATAAACCGATTGAAATTCAAAAGATTAATAATTTTAATGAATTGTTAAGTAGTTCTGGTAATAAACAAGCAAAAGGCGAATACTTAGATAAATTTAATAACTTATTTGATAGTTTCAGACAAAAATCAAATAAGAATACCGAAATTATGGCATATGATGAAGCAGATACAATTCCAACACTTGACAATGCATTTAATCTAATGGATGTATCTTCTTCTGATTTTGTTGATCCTGGAATGACACTTGAACAAAGAATGAGTGCATATCAAGCAGATTATAATGCATTAAATTCATTAACAACTCGTCCAAAAGCTCCTCCTATTTTTGCAGAAAAAATGGATGAGAAGAAGAAAAAATAGAAAATTTCTATAATTTATACTTAAATTATAAAAATCATTCAGGGTTAGTTTCAAAGTTAGTTTCAGGATTAGGTTTAGTTTCAGGATTAGTTTCAAGAGTATGTTCATTAATAGATGCTTTACACAAATCATATCCACAACAAATTAATTCAGTTCTAATAGATTCATCTAATTCATAATTATATGAATTAATCTTAGGTTGAATTATAAATAATTTACATAATTGTTTATATTTATCAATTTTATTTTTCATGGGTTCACTAACTAATACTCTATATAAATGAATCATATAATTAACAGTACCCATATCTTTAATATTATAATTATCTTCATGTGTTAATAATACCATTCCAATAGTAGTTTCTAATTCATTATTTGGTATTACCTGAATTGGAAAATTATCTTTCATAACTCCGTCAACATAATATTGATCTTGATATTCAATTGGTTCAAAAAACATTGGTATGCAACTACTCATTCTAATTGCTAGATATACTGGCATATCTGGATAATTTTCATGTGTTATAATTTCAAATAAATCTTTAGTTAAATTTGTAACACCAATTAGTAATTGTTTATTTGTTTTTTCATATAATTGTCTTAATGTGATATCTTTATCAAATTTTTTATTAACTAAGAACTTTTTTATTAATTTGTTAAATTTATTTCCATCTGACAAACCTTTAATGTTATCTTCCATAAGAATCTTTTCAAATTTTAAATCAAAAACTTTTGCAAATTTAAATTTAATTAAAAAATTCTCAATTTCATTAAATTTGTAACCTACAATGATTAAAAGATTTATCATTGCACCCATAGAAACACCGACATATTTATCAATATTATTAATTAAATTATTTTCATCTAAATATTTAATTATTCCAAAGAACTGAAAACCATTAAATCCACCGCCACTAATAATTAAATTTTTATATTTACTCATTATTAATCATAGATAAAATAATAATTACAAGTAAACCAAATAAAACTATTGATACTATATTACTATTATTTTTATTCTTTAAAAGATCAGTATATTTAGTAAAATCTATAAAATTTTCAGTTAGTTTAAAACTATCTAAATTTAAATTTGTAATATTATTAGATGCATTTAATGAACCATTCATAGATCTATTTGTTGATGGCTGTACAGAACCATGTATAGAATCGTTTGCAGATCTATCTGCAGATTTATTTGCAGATAAATTTACTTTATTTAAACTATGTTTTGTAATTAATTTATTTCTACACTTTTTACATGCATCAAAGTGGTTAAATAATCTTTTACATTGTGTTCCATCATCTTTATGTACTAATTTTTTTAAATCTTGTACTTCTGTTTGAAATATAGCACTACTAGGTGAGGATGATTTATCACGATGTAAAGATTCTAATTTTTCTGATATTGGACGTTCAGTAGTTTCAATATTAATTTCGGTTAGTTCATTTGTTGCATTCTTTACACTTGTAATTGGTTTAAAACTATTTTTATATTTATCTAAATCATTCGAAACTTTCCAAGCTTCATCAATATTTGAATACATATATTTATATATATATTTAAATTAAAAAATATTAATAATCTAAATATTCGAATTAAATTAATATAAAAGAATTTAAATTAATATAGAAGAATGATTCGTTTATAATATATATTTAGTTTCTAAATTACATTTATATGTCTAATATTAAGCCAAAGAAAGTAATAACTACTGATACTGATTTATATTTAAATTTATTAGCAGATGATTCAAAAATTAAAGATTTGCCTCCTCAAAAATTGACAGTTGTAAATGAAAATACAAGTGATGACGATGAGCATGTTGTAGATGCATTAAATTTAGCTGCAAATGATGCAACTGGTATAAATAATCTAAAGTTTCAACAAACTGAGAGAGCAGGATCTGAAAAATCTAAAAAATCTGGAATCAAAACTGGACCAAATTCAGAAGATGACGATGATTATGAAGATGATGATGATGGTTCATATGATGATAAATCTGCATCAACAAAATCATCAAAATCTATAAAAAAGGAAGAAATCAAAAAAGAAGAAATTAAAAATAATGTATATGAAATTCCATTTGAACAATTACTACCACAACAACAAAGATTAAAAAGATTAGAAAAGTTTATGCAATTAAAATATATTAAGGAGAAATTTGGTATATCATTATCAAAAGAATATACAATAAATAGTGACTATAATGAAATGGCTGCTGAAATTGAATTTCATACTAATTTTCAGAAGCGTCGTAATGGTATAGAGTTTTGGAAGTCTACATTTGTATATGGTGCAAAAGGATGTGAATATTTAAATAAAAGTTTTGATCCATTTGGATTTGATTTAAATGGATGGAGTGAACATTTTTCAGCAATAGATGCAAATTCAAATGATGATATTTTTGGAGAATTATATGATAAATACAAATCTAAATTTGATGGATATTCAGTTGAATTAAGAGCAATATTGATGTTTGCCGGTTCTGCTGGTGCATTTGTTACTGCAAATAGTATTTCAAATGTGCCTGGTATGAACAAGATAAAAGAACAAAATCCTGAATTATTCAATAAAATTAAGGCGAATGTAGCAAATGTAACAAAGACAAAAATAAATAATATGGTACCAAGTAAGGAAAAAATAGAAGCGAATGAACAAAATATGATGTATCAAAAAATGATGCAAGAAAAACAACAAGTTGAGAAAGCATTAGAGTCTCAAAGAAAGGAGATGGAAAGAATGCAACAAAATCAACAAAGAATAATTGAACAACAACAATCCGAGAATAATGTTTTAAAAACACAAGTAAATAAAGTACAAATGGGATCAATTAGTGGAAATAATATACCTTCAAAAAAAACTGAAGCTGGATCAACAATTAATTCTATTTTAAATAAACTAAAACAAAATTTACCAAAGAATAATGAGGAGACAAGTTCAGTAACCGAAGAAAATTCAAGCGATCGTCGTGTACTAATGACTACAACTATTGATTCTGATAGAAAATCAAAAGGTAATATAACAAATAGTTTAAAAAATAAAAAAAGTATTTTAACAATGAAGAGATAATCCTTAGAGGATTTATAATTAATAGATTTAATTAATTATAAATTTAATCAAAACTTAAAGTTAGATAATAGTGATCTTATTGTTTGATTAAATGGGATTGTCTCTTGAATTTTACTTAAAGTATTTGTTAATTTTTTCTTTAAGATCGGATTTGATGGGGATTCTGTAGAATCTACATTAGACTTAGCATCTGATTTAGCTTCTGATTTAGTCTCTGATTTAGTTTCTGATTTAGTATTAGATTCAGAAGGAGTTGTAGAAGTACTTTGAGTTTGAGTTGAAGTAGTAGTTGGTATTACAGTAGAGTTATCATTTGTTGTTTTAGGAGATGTTGTTGTTGCATTTGCTAATTCTTCTTTCTTTTTTTCCTCAAGGGCCTTTATTTTCTCATCAAGCTCTTTTTGTTTATTTTCTTTTTCTTCTTTTCTTGCAGCTTCAGCAGCAGCTTTTTTTTCAGCTTCTTCTGCTTTCTTTGCTTCTTCTTCTGCTTTTTTAGCTGCAGCTGCTTCAACAGCAGCAGCCTTCTTTTCTTCATCTTCAGCTTTCTTGGCAGCAGCTTTTTCTTCATCTTCAGCTTTCTTGGCAGCAGCTTTTTCTTCATCTTCAGCTTTCTTGGCAGCAGCAGCTTCAGCAGCAGCAGCTTTCTTTTCTTCATCTGCAGCTTTCTTAGCTTCAGCAGCTTCAGCAGCAGCAGCTTTCTTTTCTTCATCTGCAGCTTTCTTGGCTTCAGCAGCTTCAGCAGCAGCAGCTTTCTTTTCTTCATCTGCAGCTTTCTTTGCTTCAGCAGCCTCAGCTTTCTTTTCGTCCTCTTCAGCCTTCTTAGCAGCAGCAGCTTCAGCAGCAGCAGCCTTCTTTTCTTCATCTTCAGCTTTCTTGGCTTCAGCAGCTTCAGCAGCAGCAGCTTTCTTTTCTTCATCTGCCGCTTTTTTGGCTTCAGCGGCTTCAGCAGCAGCAGCTTTCTTTTCTTCGTCTGCTGCTTTCTTGGCCTCAGCAGCTTCAGTAGCTGAAGCAGTAGCAGCAGCTTTCTTTTCTTCATCTTCAGCTTTCTTAGCAGCAGCTTTTTCTTCATCTTCAGCTTTCTTGGCAGCTGCAGCTTCAGCAGCAGCAGCTTTCTTTTCTTCATCTGCAGCTTTCTTGGCTTCAGCAGCTTCAGCAGCAGCCGCTTTCTTTTCTTCATCGGCAGCTTTCTTGGCTTCAGCAGCTTCGGCAGCAGCAGCTTTCTTTTCTTCATCGGCAGCTTTCTTGGCTTCAGCAGCTTCAGCTTTCTTTTCTTCCTCTTCAGCCTTCTTAGCAGCAGCGGCTTCAGCAGCTGCAGCTTTCTTTTCTTCATCTTCAGCTTTCTTGGCTTCAGCAGCTTCAGCCGCAGCAGCTTTCTTTTCTTCATCTGCTGCTTTTTTGGCTTCCGCTGCCTCAGCAGCAGCAGCTTTCTTTTCTTCATCGGCAGCTTTCTTGGCTTCAGCAGCTTCAGCAGCAGCAGCTTTCTTGGCTTCAGCAGCTTCTGCATCAGCAGCTTTCTTGGCTTCTGCGGCTTCAGCAGCAGCAGCTTTCTTTTCTTCATCAGCAGCTTTCTTAGCTTCAGCAGCTTCAGCAGCAGCAGCTTTCTTAGCTTCAGCAGCTTCTGCATCAGCAGCTTTCTTGGCTTCTGCGGCTTCAGCAGCAGCAGCTTTCTTTTCTTCATCAGCAGCTTTCTTAGCTTCTGCGGCTTCAGCAGCAGCAGCTTTCTTTTCTTCATCAGCAGCTTTCTTGGCTTCAGCAGCTTCAGCAGCAGCAGCTTTTTTAGCTTCAGCAGCTTCTGCATCAGCAGCTTTCTTTGCTTCAGCAGCTTCAGCAGCAGCGGCCTTCTTTTCTTCATCAGCAGCTTTCTTAGCTTCAGCAGCTTCAGCAGCAGCCGCCTTCTTCTCTTCATCAGCAGCTTTCTTAGCTTCAGCAGCTTCAGCTTTCTTTTCATCATCTTCAGCCTTCTTTGCAGCAGCAGCTTCAGCGGCAGCCGCTTTTTTTTCTTCATCTGCAGCTTTTTTAGCTTCAGCAGCTTCAGCGGCAGCCGCTTTCTTTTCTTCATCAGCAGCTTTCTTAGCTTCAGCAGCTTCAGACGCAGCAGCTTTCTTTTCTTCATCAGCAGCTTTCTTGGCTTCTGCAGCTTCAGCGGCAGCCGCTTTCTTTTCTTCATCCGCAGCCTTCTTGTTATCATCTTTTCCGTCTTTATCTTTCTTGGATCCTTTCTTAGAATCTTTCTTATTTTTCTTATCTTTCTTGGATCCTTTCTTAGATCCTTTCTTATCTTTCTTAGATCCCTTTTTAGAATCTTTCTTGGATCCCTTTTTGGATGACTTCTTAGATCCTTTCTTAGATCCTTTCTTTGATCCTTTTTTGTCCTTCTTGGATCCTTTCTTGGATCCTTTCTTGGATCCTTTCTTTGATCCTTTCTTGGATCCTTTCTTGGATCCTTTCTTTGATCCTTTCTTGGATCCTTTCTTTGATCCTTTCTTGGATGACTTCTTAGATCCTTTTTTGGATGCTTTTTTGGATCCTTTTTTGGATGCTTTTTTAGATCCTTTCTTGGATCCCTTCTTGGATCCTTTTTTAGATCCTTTTTTAGATGCTTTTTTGGATCCTTTCTTTGATCCTTTCTTTGATCCTTTTTTGGATCCTTTCTTGGATCCCTTCTTGGATGCTTTTTTAGAACTCTTTTTCTTGGAACTCTTTTTCTTGGAACTCTTTTTCTTGGAACTCTTTTTTTTAGATGTCTTCTTTTTTTTAGAAGCCTTCTTCTTTAGTTTAGCAGCGCCACCTTCTATTTTTTGCAACATTTCCGATAATAAAACTAAATTTTTTCGTTCTGGTGTTGCAATATTTAGTTTATCAATTGTCTTTTGACGACTTATATCTAATTTTTTACATAAATTTGAAAAATTTTGAATTGTTTCCTCTAAATTTTTTTTTTCTGTTGAATCTAAATTAGAAAATTCTTTAACTTGACTAATATCTTTAATTAAATTATTTATTGTTAATCTATCAAGACTTTTACATATATTTTTAAAATTATGTAAGATTATTTCTCCAGTAGCCATTATATTATAACTTTATATAATTATTATATAAAAACAAATCAATATATTTTTTATGGAACAATCAACTAATAAAACAACTGAAGTTAAAGTACCCAAAAAACGTGGCAGAAAACCAACCGGACGAATATTTCAGATCGAAAAAGGAACTGTAAAAAATATTGAAACTGATAATGAATGTATTATCGCTTATTTACCATTATCATTAGGTGATACAAAAAATATTATAGATATTGCCGATATAACTGATACTATATTAGAAAAAACAGCAGTAAATATAAATAAATCAAATATTACAATAATTAATGATTTAAAGAATATAATATCTCATACATCTGAATGTTCATCGGAAAGAGAAAAAGATGGGGATAAAAAAGAATATTTAAATCAAATGAATCATTCTCATAAAAAAGATGATGATATTGTAAAATTAAAATCTAAAATAGATGAATTAGAGAAATTATTATATGATAATATCAAATTTGATAAATTAAATGAAATCTGTATTGACATGACAAAAGGTAATATTGAAAATATACACTGTTGGTGGTGCTGCAGTAATTTTGATCATTCTCCTGTAGGAATTCCAAATAATTATCGCGATGATACATTTTATACTTATGGATATTTCTGTTCATTTAATTGTGCAAAGGCACATAATCTAGATAATGTTGATAATAAGACAGAAGAAAAGAATTGTTTATTAATGATGTTAAAGAAAAAATTAACAAGTGATGATGCATATATAAAACCAGCAAATCCTAGATACAGTTTAAAGATATTTGGAGGATATCAAACAATTGAAGAATATCGCAAAGATTTTAAGATGATTGACAAGACAAGCATATTAATATTCCCGCCATTAAAACCAATCAAGTTATATATTGAAGATGAATATAAACACAAGATTGTTAGATTTCAGAATGATTATAAAGTAAAAAGAAATAAACCATTAACTCGCACAGCAAATAGTTTAGCATCAATGTTAAAAATTAAAGAATAAATTATATTTTTATAAATAAATTTTTATACATAAATTTTTATATATAAAATTAATAAATAAATGATTGCACTTTACATCATACTTAAGAAAAGTATGAGTAGTGGCCAGAAGCCTGAGGTGCAAGACTAGACGCCATAGGTGCAAGACTAGACGCCATAGGTGCAAGACTAGAAGCCATAGGTGCAAGACTAGACGCCTGAGGTGCAAGACTAGACGCCATAGGTGCAAGACTAGACGCCATAGGTGCAAGACTAGACGCCATAGGTGCAAGACAAGAAGCCTGGCGCATGAGTCCTGACGGCTTGGGAGGAGCAGTTAGAGAAACCATCTCTGGCAGATCGCTAAAGTCCATATCAGCAGCACCGGCGCCACCACCTCCGCCAGCCGCGAGAGTATCCTGATCAATCAGAGGAGGCATGCCAACCCAATGATCCTCCTCAGCGGTAAGAACACGAGACGGCTCATGAACGAGTTGCTTACGCGCAAGCTTAGTCTCGTACATCATGACCGAAGACATAGCCTTGAAGTCTTGGCAGCGACCGTCAAGGAGCATCGTCTTGAACTCATCGTACTCTGCGATACAGACAGTGATCTGCTCGTCAGAACCAAGCTCACCAGTCTTACGACCAACAAGATCCTGGATGTAGGACTCAGATGCCTCGAGATAAACAGCATACATGTCGATCCACTCATCACATCCACCAGCACTAGGGAGACCAGTGCCAAGCAGCTTAAGATCAGTTGCAAGAATGTTCATGTGAGTCTCCTCCTTGATCTCCTTCACAGCAACACCATTTGCCTTCAGGGTACCGGTGGCACCATCAAGCATACCTGCAATGAGCTCAGAAAGGTCGCGTACGCCTACACCATTACGCGGCTGGCGAACAAAAACGACATAGTCCTTCTTCGTCTCACTAGACTGCAGCATAAGCAGAACACTTACTGCACCACCGCGAATAAATACAACGCGATTGGCAGTAACACCATTGAAGGTAACATCTGTCGTAATATGAATGAGGCCGGGATTCGGGCCAAACATTGTTACAGCATCGATGCGAACCTGCTGGTACTTGAAGTCTGGGTTCTGCTTATCGGCCCAAGTCTTCATTTGAGCGCAGTTAACTGCCTTCTCAAAGATGGCGGGGTCGACACCCTGGCCACAAATGCAAATATCCTTAAGATTACTAGAATTAATAGTAGTCATTTATTAGAATAATTGTATAATATAAGAATTTTATAATATATAAATTTCAATTTTTTTAGTCTAGATGTTAACCATCTTTTTAGTTTTAATTAAATAGTGGTATGCTTGTAAATAACAATCACATAAATCATCCTTCTTTTTATGTGTTAATAAATAGGTCTTGTGTTCAGGACTAATTAAAGATGCACATTTTTTAATTGCAAAATCTTTACCTTGTTTATATGTCATTTTAGTAGGCTCTTTCTTTTCTTCTACACCTTCAGTTTCTTTTACTTCTGCTACTTCTGCTTTTTTTACTACTTCTACTACCTTTTTTTTTAATTTCTTTATCTTTTTATCATCTAACTCAATCTTTAATACTTTGTCGTCTTCTGCCTCATCCATCTCAGGTACAGGAGATAATTTTAATTTCATACTCGGTGCAATTAAATGAATATCTTCTAATTGAAATCTTTTTTTATCAACTACGCCTCTTATTAAATAATAAGCTTGTAATGTATCTGCAATAGCTTTCATTTTAGGATTTTTAAATGATGGTTGATTTTCAATTAGAACTACATCTACATCTGATAGTTCTGGTAAAGAATCTAAAGCAGTTACAAGATTATATTTAAATTGTGCAGTACTAATTTTATCACATGTTACATTAGTTTCTTTTACCTTATAATTTTTATTTTCAAATGCCTTTCTATGTAAATTACATAAAAATGCATTTCCTAATTTGCATTTTGCTGCTTTTTGACAAACTGTACAAATATCCTTACATTTTTTATCAGTAATATCAATACATGGTTCTTTAACTTCATTTACTTTCCCTTTATGATCTTTACACATTTTATATTTATAAAATAATAAATCAGCATTTTTATCACAAAAAGAACATTTATTATTTATATTTAATAAATCAATAATATCCCATTGCAAGATCTTCATTTTAGTTGTATTTGTATCATCAACAATACAATAAGCTAAGTTTTTAATACCGACATCATAAGAGATTAGTTTCATAATATATCTATACTATAAATTATAATCTTATATATAAATAAATTATTTGATCTTATAAAATAAAAAGAATTAAAAATGTTTTCTACAAACAGGAATATATTCATCTGCTGCACCTACATGCACTTGTTCATTTGTTTGTATAATTCTTTTACTAAATAAAGCAGGTGTTTCATCCATACAAATCTTACAACATGCTTTTAGTAATTCAATGTCATCACATAATGGTAATAGACGGTGAATATCTCCAAAATTCCTTTGATTACTATCGCCATTTAATCCAACAACAAAAACTATTTTGTCATCCAGAAGTGCTTTCTGAACAAAATCATATAGATCATTAAAAAATTGACCTTCTTCAATAAAGATTACTTTTGATTCGTGATATTGAACATGCGTATCAGTATTACCATATACATCATAAAGACTTGTTAATGATATACATGGTTCGGAATCTTTGTTGTGTGAAACAATTTCAGAAGCATCAGAGTATCGTGTATCAATGCCGTTTTTAATTATCATAATTTTATAATTAATTACCTTATATTTTCTAATTAGTTCAATTAATTTAGTTGATTTACCTGAAAACATAGGTCCTAGAATTAACTTTAAATATCCCATGATTTGATGTAAGTATATTAATTAATTATTGTAGATGTGATAAATATGTGAATAAATCAATTTTTTATTAGTTCAAAATAGTTACTTCATAGTAAAATATTTATAAACTCGTCCTTTACGAATATATGATTCATCTAGATCATCAATTGCCTCTTTGGATTCATTTGATGTTAATAGTAAAATGATATATGGATTATATTTCATATCATCAAGGAATCCATTAAATGATGTCTTATCAAAGACAGGAATTGGAATATCTTTATGAGGTACAATAGTTTGTGCATGAATCTTACGAATAGTTGTATTAATCTCATCCATTAAGATAATTAAAGGTTTAGATTTGGATGGTTTAACACGATCAATTAGATTACTTAAAGTGTCATTAGGTTCAATAGGGTTAAAAGTTTTACAAACTGATCCATTTAATTCAATTGCTAAAAGATATGCAATACTGGTTTTTCCAGATCCTGGCATACCATGAATAAATGCAGTACAGTGTTTTTTAAGATTATAAGTTTCTTTTATTTCAGAAACAATATTATATTGATTGATTCGTTGACTTTCAGTTGGATCATTTTCAAATAGAATGTTACGAGGAGTATAATATAATCTAAAATAACTACCTTCCCTATCGTATCTTTCAATTTCAGTTCCTGTGACAATCTGAATCTTTCCCATTTCTATGTCATCATCATCTTTAATTAAAGATTCATATCGTTTCTTAGATAATAGAATGTATAATTCTTGAATTTTCTGGCGTTCTTCAATCTTTTCGAAAATAAATCCTATACAAAAATAAGAAAAAATAATTCCATTATTCTTGCATTCGCCATATTGATATTTATACATTGAACTAACTACCTTATCATTTAATTTCTTTAGTACACTATCAAACTTTCGTTTATCATTAATTACATATAATGATAATCCAAATACTTTCAAAAGAATTAATGGTAATGACCAAATAATTCCAACACTCCCCAAAAGGGATCCAATTAATAGATATAACATATCTTAGTATAATTATTTATCTATTAAGTTATATATACTAATAATTTCAATTTTCTGTTAGCATATGAGGAGTTTAAAAATAAAACTAAGTTGTTTTTTAATAATTTATGCTTTAAAAAAACTGATAATAGAAGTTCTTTAAATTAATATAAAGAAATACTATTAATAAAATTATATGGCCACCTCTATACCCAACGAATCATACGATTTCAATCAAATACCAACAAATGTGAGTGTTTCAACTACTGGAGTAACATTTGAATTAGGCGTAAATGTTAATTTAAAATACGTATTCAAATTGGTCAAGTTGAATGATGTATTAGTTGGAATGAAATATAAGAATGAAATAAAACAAACAGAAGAGGTTAATATGAAGATATCTGCGAAAGCATTTAACAATCAACTAACAATGAAAATGAAAATTGCAGAAGATAAGTATGTTAGTGTAAAGATATTTTTAAATGGTTCAATCCAGATAGCTGGCTCTAAATCGATTGAACAAATAAATAAAGGAATTGAATCCTTAATAAAGATATTAAAGAAACGATATTATGTAGAAAGTTTAAATGAAGAAATTCATTTAGTAGATAGTTATAATTTTAATATTAAGGATTTTAAGATAAATATGATTAATAGTAATTTTTATGTAAGTTACAAAATAAATATTGAAAATTTATATCCACTAGTTATACCTCTATGTGTTAAAGCAAGATTTGAGCCACTATCTCATCGATGTGTAAATATAAAATTTATGCCTCCTGGGGCTAATGCTGATAAAGATAAACCAATTTCTATATTTGTATTTGAAAGTGGTAGTATAATTATTACTGGAGCACGAAATGGAAATCATATTAAAGCTGCATATGAATTTATAACAAATGTTTTAGATGAAAATAGTACAATTGTTAAAAGAAAAGATATTAAATTATATATGAATGTATAAATTGTAAATCAATTAATTTATAATAATATTTATTATAAATTATTTATTCTTTAACGGGTGTTTTTCGTTCTTTAACGATTATTTTTCTGTTCTTTAACGAGTATTTTTTTTTAAAGGATTAGGATTTACTACATGATCATACTTTCTATTTGCTACTTTATCAGGTACATGTATGTTTGGATATAAATTAACTGGCTTATTTCCGTATTTTTGGAAGGCATTATTAATTAATTCATTATTTTGTAGCATTTCCGCTACTCTTGTCTCAATTCTATCTCCCATTGATGGAAAATCTTTTAATTTATTTAATTTGTATACAATTCGCTCATCTAAATTAAATTCATTCATATCTTGTAATGCACTACTTCTTGATCCAGTTGCTGCAGGATTTACTCTTGTCCAACTATTATTAATATCTTTTTGTTTAGAATTCATTTCACCCATAGTTTGTGTACTAATACCTTCATTCCATCCTGATTGAGTAAATGTTCTTCCAACAGTTGTATCTTCACGTGCACTATGTACAGTCATAGCATTTGCATCTGAACGAGATCTTGTATTTTCAATTACTACACGTGATGGGCCATTATATCCATCATAATTTATACTTTGTCTGAAAGTTGGATTGGCGGGTTGATCATTCTTTAAATAAACTTTAGGAACATTATGTAAAGCTGGATTTTGTTGTGGTACATCAATTGCTAATTGTTTTAATGTTGCATTTGCTGGTTGAGTATTAAATATATTTCCTTTTCTTGAATCACCATATGCATGACCATCTTGTGCTGTTTCGGCAGTGGTCTGTCTAATTGTTGCATTTAATGGTTGAGTATTAAATTGTTGGCCTCTTCTTGAATCACCATATGCATGTCCATCTTGTGCTGTCTCGGCAGTTGTTTGTCTCATTGTTGAATTTAATGGTTGAGTATTAAATTGTTGACCCCTTCTTGAGTCACCATAAGCATGTCCATCTTGTGATGTTTCAGCAGTAGTTTGTCTCATTGTTGAATTTGTTGGTTGAGTATTAAATTGTTGACCTAATCTTGTCTCACCATATGCATGACCATCATACCCAGTTTCAGCAGTAGTTTGCCTTAATGTTGAATTCGTTGGTTGAGTATTAAATTGTTGACCTAATCTTGTATCACCATATGCATGTCCATCTTGTGATGTTTCAGCAGTAGTTTGTCTCATTGTTGAATTTGTTGGTTGAATATTAAATTGTTGACCTAATCTTGTATCACCGTATGCATGGCCATCATATCCAGTTTCAGCAGTAGTTTGTCTTAATGTTGCATTTAATGGTTGAGTATTAAATTGTTGTACTTTTCTAACATCACCATATGCATGCCCATCTTGTGCAACTTCTGCATTTGTTTGTCTTAATGTTGCATTTGATGGTTGAGTATTAAATTGTTGTCCCTTGCGTGTATCACCGTATACTACACCATCATTTGCAGGCTCTGCTGTTTCTTGACGTAATGTAGAATTAGTTGATTGCATATTAAGTTGGTGTACTTTTTTAACAGATCCAAAATTATATCCATCATTTGCTGTTTCAGCAGTAGTTTGTCTTAATGTTGAATTAGCTGATTGTTTATTAAATTGAGTACCTTTTCTCATATCACCAAATGCATGACCATCTTGAGCAGTTTCAGCATTTGTTTGTCTTAATGTAGAATTAGTTGATTGAGTATTAAATTGTGTACCCTTTCTTATATCACCAAATGCAGGACCATCTTGAGCGGTTTCAGCATTTGTTTGTCTTAATGTAGAATTAGTTGATTGAGTATTAAATTGGGTTCCTTTTCTTACATCACCATATGCAGGACCATCTTGAGCAGTTTCAGCATTTGTCTGTCTTAATGTAGAATTAGTTGATTGAGTATTAAATTGGGTTCCTTTTCTTACATCACCATATGCCATACCATCTTGGGCAGTCTCAGCAGTGGTTTGTCTTAATGTTGAATTTAATGGTTGAGTATTAAATTGAGTACCTTTTCTTACATCACCATATGCCATACCATCTTGAGCAGTTTCAGCAGTTGTCTGTCTCATTGTTGAATTTAATGGTTGAGTATTAAATGTAGAACCTTTATTCATTTCTTTATTGGTTGGTACACCATCATAATAATTAGGCCCGGTTTCTGTTCTCTGATTATCAAGTAAATAATATGATGGTAAGTTGTTATTATTAACACTTTGTTGACTTGGGCCAACTGATTGTAAGCCATCAAATTGTTTCTTGTGTGGTTTTCTCTTTTTACCATCTGGACTAAATGGTCCAACAAGTGAACCTGTTGCAAGACCTCCGCCATTTTTAAGTTCCATTGAAAATTCGCGAGTTTGTGGTTTAACAATTTGTTCAGGATTGACTGCAGGTTTATTAGTACCATTATTACCCTTACCTCCATGCATGTAATCAGATATTTCAAAAACTTTTTCAGGTCTTCTCTTAACAACATTTGGGTCAACTGGTTGTTTCTGTCCTTTTTGACCTGGTATCACAACACCGTGGTACGACTTTTGCATTCTGTTACCAACACGTTGGTAGTCAATACCAGGTTCAGGAGCTCTATAAGAGTCATGAAATCCAATTGTAGTCATTTCATGATATCCTAAATTGAGACCTGGTTGAATTTGCTCAGGTTGGAAAGGTTTTTCACCTTGACGTAAAACACCTGGAATAAATCTATCTATTAACTCATCTGTTTTAGATGGCATGCCATTAACAAAATGTACATCTTTCATTGGCTTAAAGAAAGCTGGTGGAGCTTCTTTAGGATAATAATGTTTTGAGGATCCAGTAAATAATTCCATCTTTGTCATATTATTATTACTATTAATTTCATCCGTCATTTTTCCACCAATATTATCTACAACGTCATCTCTTCTTCTAAAAAATGGTTGCATATTGTTATGTTTTAATTCAGTATTTTTAAATATACCATATGTCATATCAGATCCTTCAATAAATGGTGTCCAATTTTGTTTAACTTCTAGTTCACAATTAACTGGAATTTCATCTTTATTCTTATTAATTTCACCAAATTTATAATAATCTTCTAAAGTAGGAGCTGCTGCAGCACACATTGTATTATCTAATTTACCAGGAATTGGTAATTTTTCAATTTCATATTGTTCTCCTACTGCGGGCATCTGATTGTAAAAACTTGGTATAACCTTTGATTTTTCAGGGATAAATGAAAGATCTTTAATTTGTTTGACTCTTTTTTTATATTTTTTATTGATTAAATCGACTTCTTTATTTTGATAATCTCTTTTATTAAAAAAAGCAAAATTTTCCTTTACCTTATTATTCGAAGTTTCATTTGATTTCTTTTGTTTATTTGATTTTTTATCAGGTTGTTTATCATGTTCATTTACAATTTGTTGATTTAATATAGATCCTAAATATGCAAGACCGCCAACAGCTAATAATTCCATTATTACTATATAATAATAAAATATTTAAAAAAACTAAATTTATTATGCTAAATTAAAGACAATAAAAAATTATTCCTTAAATATAAATATAGGCTAAATATATAAATTATATATATATTTAGATATAAAAAATTAAATTATTATTATTTAATAAAGGAATATTATATGATAATAATAAATTACATCTTATTTAGTGACATAATATGTATTCCAGTTTATTTTTTAATTGGAGCCCATGCTTGTTCATATTCTATATTATATCCATTTGCTGTTGGAAATTTGCTTGTAGCTTTGCCTGTTTCATTTAATTTATAATAATCTTCTAAAGCAGAAAATTTTCCTACTGAATTATCTAATTTTACAGGAAATTGAACAAAGTTTTTGTCACAACCTTGTGTTTTTTTATATTTTTTTATACCTCTTTTTCTTTCCTCCCTTTTTTGATTTCTTTCTCTTGATACCTCTTCATTTACTATACGTGGGAAAGAACTAAAACGTTCACTTCTAGCAGCTTGTTTATCATGTTCACTCATAATTTGAGTATTTAATACAGTACTAACATATGCAAGACCAAGTAAAGCTAATATTTCCATTATAATTAATATAATATAATAATATAATATAAAATAATATTAAAATATTAAAAACTAAATGCTAAAGTTTACACTAAGATCTTTATGCATTTACTCTAATTTTTGTGTTAAAGTTATCTAAAATCTTTTTGGTTTCATATCTAGTTTGAACACCAAAACGATCCTTATCATTTTTTACTTTATTTCCATAGAATACCCATTCTTTAGGATCAATTATTAAATCAATCCAGCGATTGTAATCAGCATATGTATATTCTTTAACATCTAAATCTAATCTAGAAAATTGGTAATCTAAAAATTTATTACATAATTTATTTTCTTTTTTAAAGTCTTCGTGTGCTTGTCTTAATGCAGCGTTTTTTACTTTTAATAGATTACCAGGAGTGCACTTAGTACTATCCCATCCTCTGTCAGTTAATAATGATTCGATTTCAGTTCTTTTACTTACATCTTTAGTATCAAGTTCACCAGTTGCTCCGTTATTACTTGTATTTCTATTTGCACGAGGACCTACAAGAGAGTGGCAAGATACATCATTTGCCCATGTACCAGTATAAAGGCGGTAATTACCTGGTGCTGTTTCTTGTCTTACTGTTTCTGGGAAATAGCAGCTATCATATTTTCTTTTGGAAAAATGGCCAGACATTTAATATAATATATAATTAGAAATATATTATATTTAATTGATTTTATTTTTTATATGAAATTTAAATTATTTTTTAAAATCCTTTAGAACTTGGCATTTTCATATTAGTAGGAACTACATCTCTGTCGCATAAAAAGGGTGTGATTACTACGTTATTGACGCAACCAGTGTATGCATTACTCTTTTTAGCGTTATTTCCAGTATAACCACAAGCTATATATTTTTGTGTAGCACATTTGGTTAATGGAATAGTTCTGTATTGTAATTCAGATTCTACATCAGTGCGAACGCCAATAGATGTCCAATTATTAGGAATCTTAGATCCATTATTTTTTTTGCATGTTAATGAGTTTTCAAATTTGCCATTATATAACTCATAGAATAATGGTTCTACACTAGTCATTGTTCTTTGTTTAAAAGCACAGTCATCGTACAAGGTTTTATTGAAAATACCAGACATATAATATAATTATATAAGAAAAAAATTAAATCTATATTAAATTTTTTTAAATTAAATTCTTACTTCTAGCATTCTTATAATTTAAATATCGAGTATCTACTCCTTGTCTAGGAAATGGTAATTCTTCACGATTTACTACAAAATAATCGATTGGTAGTTCTTGTTCACGTGTATATTCAAATTGTCTTATATCTAAACTATTTGTTCTTGTTTCATCTCCTAAATATGTATCATTAATACTTTTTGCATCTTCAAATCCTCTTCCATATGTTTTAAGAGGAGGCACTAAATAATCTGAATAATCTAGATTATTTTTTCGAATTGCACTTTTAAAAGTAAAGACTTGTCCAGCATTTTTTACAGATTTATCAAAATCTTGTAACACTGATAATTTAGTATATGACGCATTTAACATGGTATTTCCACCATCTGTTAACTTATCAAAATCTATTGGTGCATATCTACCTGTATCTAATGCCATTTCTTGTAATTTTTTAGGATCATGAATTCCATATTTTAATTCAGATTCAACACCAACGTTTAACTCTTGATTGTTCTTTGTCATTGGATACATACCTACGGTAGATATAACAGTATCTTTAATTTTCTTTAATTTATTATTTTTATCAGCTACTTGTAGATTATCATAATTAAAACCTTGATTTATATATTTTAATTTTTTTCTTTGTTCAGGATATAAATCTTTAGAAGTAATATTTCTATTCATAATATATTATAATATATATTTTTAATTATATTATAATATTAATTTAAACAATTAATATTAATTATGTTAATGGAAAATAATTTAATTGAATTAGCTAAATTAATGTTTGGTAGTTCTCCGAAAGATGCATATGCAATTCAAATGCAACTTGAGAATTATGATTGTATTGAAGATTTGTTTGAAGTACTATTACATTTATTTATTTATGGTTATAAGATAAAAGAGATGAATGTTAATAATATTAATGAATTAAAACCATATTTTAAAAGTATTGGGGTCAATTTTAATATAGATATGATACCATATTCTGAATTAGAATTTGTTGCAAATGAAAGATATTTAACAAGATATTGTAATATAATGCCCCGTTCTTTTGTTGACTATGAATTTACAAATCTTGGATTTATGTTATCACGAAACTATATATCAGTTGATTCCATAGATAATATGCGAGCATGTTATATACATGAAATACCAAATAATTTCGTAGATTCATTTATATGCTATATTAGTTTTAATTTTAAACTATAAGCTATAAAAATTGATTTTAAAACATATATAATAATATTATCATATTATTATATAATTATTTATAAGATATAATGAATATAGTAAATAATCCACTACATATAGTTAGCGATTCTGATCGCATAGGAAACAGTAAAACAAATGATTGTATTATTTGTTTAACAAATAATCCGGAATGTATTAAATTTAAGGGATCTTGTAAATGTAGTCCATTAATACATCAAGCATGTTTAGATAAATGGTTGTCAACAAATCAATTAATGTGTCCAATATGTAAAAAAAAATATACAACTATTGAAAATAAACAACTACCCGCACAAAATGAAGATCAACAAAATAAGAAAAATGAAGAATGTGTTGCATGTTGTTTATGTGTATATATAATATGTGGTATATTATGTGGTATACTAGGTAATGGTTAATTTATACTAGGTAATGGTTAATTTATACTAGGTAATGGTTAATTTATACTAGGTAATGGTTAATTTATACTAGGTAATAATTCATAGATATTAACGATATCTTAAATCTCCATAATCCATACAATTTGTACCATTATATTTACAATTATTATCAGGTTCATCCCGAGTGCTTCCAATAAATTCTAAAAATTCTCCATATTTATTTGATGGTGGATTAGATTTATAATATAATTGACCAGTTCTTTTTTCAAAAACATCTTTTATATTTCTATTTAAATTATTATAATAATTATTCATAATTTCTTTATCATCTACTCGACATGAGTCTAGACCATTAAATTCAAATAATTCATTCATATATGGATTATCAACTGTTGACTTCCTACATTTAATGTCATCACTAAATTGTTCTTTAATATATAAATTTTTAATAATTAAAATTATTGTGATTAATGCAATTGGCATAGTTACATATTCAGATCTCAATATTAAAAATAATATAAATATATATATTAAAAACATGATTGATTTATCAAATTTTACATCAATATCATCACTAATAGTGAAAATAAAATCTTGATAATATATATTAAAAAAATTTATTATATCAAAAATCTCTTTCATATAATAAATAATATATTAATTAATAAATTCAAAAATTAATTAATTCATAAACTAGTCCATATCTAATGTTTTATCTTTTAAATAATTCTCTAATTCATTTAATTGATCTTCGTTTAATGGTTTTATATTTTTCTTATCTTCTTCATCTTTATTTAATTTTTCTAACATTGAAACTCCTTGTTTTTCAATAACAGATGCCATAATTTCATCTAATTTACCACCCATCATTTTATTTAGTGATTCACCTATACCACCAGCTCCTCCTAAACTACTTAACCCACCCGCTAAACCTGCTAAACCCTCCATCCCTCCAGCGCCTCCCTTTCCTTCCATTAATCCAGCTAATCCTTCCATTCCACCTTTTCCTCCCATTAATCCAGCTAATCCTTCCATTCCTTTTCCACTCATTAATCCACTTAGAGCACCCAAACTTTCTAATCCTTTTGCACCACCAAATCCTTTTTGACTTGCTAGATTTGCTAAATGGGCTAAACCTACTGTTTTTTCACTAATATTTTTTGAATTATTTTGAGCACCAGCTGCATCAGCTTCCCCGCTAGTTTTTCCTGCTTCTGCAGCCATTTCATTTAGTTTAGACATATCAAACATTTTACTGATGTCTGGTAATTCCATTCCTTCTAACTTAGACATATCTATATTTTTTGTAATTTCTCCTGGATTATTTAATAAATCAGGTACTGCACTCAAAAATGAACCAAAGTCAAATTCACCAGATTCAAACATCTTTGAATAATCTTGTGCAAGATTTTGTAAATTACTCATTAATGCTTCTCCAGGATTCTCTGATTTATTAATTGTACCCATATTATCAGTCAATTTACTAATCATTTCTGTTAATAGATTACTTGCTTTAGTCTTTGATTCAGGAGTAGAATTTGCTTTTAATTTTTCAAACATCCCATTAACATCCATATTTTCAATTTCATCGTGTAAATTGTCAAAAAGCTTTCCTAAGCTTCCACCTTCCATAGATTTAGTTAAATTACCAAATAAATTTTCATCTTTTACTTCTAATGTTTCTTCAATTGATAAATATAATAATGTAATATTATCCCATATTTTTTCAACAACTTCTTCTCTTTCTTCACCCTTAAGATATGCATATAAATTTATCTTTTGTAAAATTTCAGTATCCTTATTTTTATAAAATATCAATTTATTTCTACTTAATAAGTATCCTTTTAATTTTGAATCATTTTTAATTGCCTTATAGAAACGTCTAATTCTTTCATTTATTTTATTTGAATCAGTGTCAGCATTACATTTTATTACGTTACAACCATTATAATATTTAATTAAATTATTAAATATATCAGTTGTTTGTGCATTAATTGTAATTTCAGATGGGTTACTTTTGATTTCTTTATTCATATATTTATTAACTATATATTTGTTTTTAAGTTAACATATTTTATAAATAATTAATTTATAAAATATAATTCAAATTGTTAAAGATTAATCAACCATTTACTAATGTAAAATATCTAGCTCCAATATAACATAAGATGTTTAAATAATAAAAAAATATATCCTTTTCACTACCAGATAATCTTTGAAATAAACTCTTAAATTTAAAAATTTTATTTATTACAGAAGTTCCTTCATATTTTCCCTCAACTTTTTTAATCTCTTCATTTTCCGTTAGAAAAAAATTAATATCTTTTTCCTTAATTTGGGGATAAAATTCTAATACATTTATATTAAATTGATCTATTACTAAAGTATGATGCATTTTTGTTACATCTTTAAAGACACCAAAACAATAGGATAAATCACTATCATTTTTAATTATTGAATTTAATTGTTTGAGTAAATCATATAGAAAATCATTAAATAGTGTAATTAAATCATTTCTAGATAGTGAATCAATTTCAGATGTATCAATATTATCCATTTATATATTATTAGTAATAATATTTATTATTATTTTTTTATATTAATATTAACTTTAATATTAAATTTAATTTTATTATTCTAATA